AAACATCTGTTGCACCGGGATAACTTCATCTTTTCGATAGGTTTCGCGGGCCTTGATGGGATCGCCGAGGCCTGCGGTATTTTGTGGAATGATGCCCGCCAGCCCTGCGGGGAAACGGTGAGCGGTGAGAACGTCCTGCGCGCTGATGTTCTTCACGTTGGCGAATTCATCCTTTGCGCTGATATCGCCTACCGGGATGAATTTCACCCCCTCTTTGTCACCGCCGGGGATGTTAATAAACATGTTGCGGAAGTTACCCAGGCCTTTTGTCCCTTCGATTTTTTTCTTGATCTCGGCTTCCACTTCATCGGAAAGGTTCGGATCGGTGGTGTAGAGAATGCCGCCCATGTGCGCGCCGTTGTTGTAATACCGGCGGCGGAAGATGGTCGCCTCGCTGTTCAGCAGGGCGCTGTTGATGCCGCCGATGTAGTCAGGTAGCCCGTAGATCTGCTGTTGGGGGTCGTACTGGCTAAAGAAAATAATGTCTTCAGGGGCGTAAACCAGTGGCTCGCCTTTCTGCAGAATGACGAATTCACCTGAACGGCGAATGCGCATATACATTGAGGGGAGAGGGTGGAGGCCGACGACATCGCCCCAGCCGTTGCGAATTTTCAGCAACGGCACATCCCCAAAGAGCAGATAATTGAAGGCCATCGCGCCGACCTGTTCACGGGTCAGCCCGCCGTTAAGGTAGTTCGAGGCGATCATGTTTTTTCGGGCATAGAGAATGCCGTCATGCTGGGCATTAGCATTAGGCAGGCTCGCTAGCGCCAGCCGGTTAATCGGCGGTGTCCAGTGGTCATAATCGTTGTCATACCAGACATCCTGATAATCGGTGCCACTGGTTAGCACCAGTTCAGGCGGCCCAATAAAAATGGTGCTGCGATCGCCGGGGATGGGCATCACAGAATTAAAGTTATTCCGCTTCTGGGCGGGTTTTGCAGCCTGCTTTGCTTGCTGAAAGGCCGGTTTTTTCTTTTTGCTCATCATGCCGCCTGTGAAAATGCCCACGTTGATTTACGTCGGGTGTCAAAGTTGAGAGGTTCGTTGATCGCCGCGTGTGCAATCGCGAAGAAAACATCGGCATGACCGGTTTCGGCGCTACGTTCAGCGACAAAAGTGATGGCGTTACCGCTGCCGGTAACGGTCTTGCGTATCGCCAGGAAGCTGCCGGCGATCCCGCGCTTCTCTGCGTCCCATTCGATGCGGTCAGCCTCAACCAGATCGACCATCTTCAGCACCAGGCGTGTTTTGGTTTCCAGGCTGTAATGGATGTCCCGCACCTCGCGTGGGGCGAAAGCCTGTACCCGCTCAAAGACGCCGCGCCCGATGCCGGTAATGTCGATGCCGATGTAGGTCATGCGGTAACGCTGCATGATCTTTTTGATTTGCTCGGCCTGGTATTTGAAGTTAAAGCCCTGCCAGTGGAAGGTCTCCAGTACGCGGAAACGCTCACCGTCATAGAGGGGCGGCGCGATGACAACAAATGTGGAGGTATCGCCGGTTCGTGCCGGGTCGAAGCCGCCCCAGACCTCGCGATCGCCAAAGGGTCGTTTTGATTTCAGGTCGAAGTCCTGCCAGGTGGCCGGGTCAATCTCACAGCGCGCCATCTGATCGAATTTGAAGACGCTGTCGCCGCTGTCGACGAAGATACACATGTACAGCAGGTTGAAGGCGTCGACGCTGTGCTCGTTGCGGACGCGCTCAAGGGTAACGAATTTATCCAGCCCCCCGGCGCAGGCATCCACCAGGGTGACGACATAGCGCCACTGACCATCCGGGCACAGGCGCCCGCCTTCGCGCAGTTCGTCGAAGTCGGGGAACTTCAGCGCCTGGCGTTTGCGATCGCTGCCTTTCCACTCGTCGCCCGTCCAGAAGGGATAGCCGTCATGGGTTTTTGCGCTGGGCGTTGAGAAGAACGTCCGCCGCCAGTGGTCGTGTGTGGCGATCGCGCTGGTGACATCCTTAAACACCTGGAATTTCGGCACCCAGAAATATTCGTCGCAGTAAAAATGGCCGGTTTCACCCTGGGCGGTGTTTTTGTTGGTCGACAGGAAAATCAGGTTTGCGCCGTTACTGAGCGTGATCGGGTTGCCCGTCAGCGTGACGCCGAACATTTCGCGGGCAAACTTGACGATGTAGCGGCGGAAGATTTCCGCCTGACGTCGTGACGCTGAAACAAAGATTTGGTTATCACCGGTCAGGGCGGCATCTTCCAGGGCTTCCCATGAAAAATACCAGGTCGCGCCCACCTGGCGAGATTTAAGCAGGTTGCGGATCGAGTGGTGTTTATTGGCGCGTAGCGTCTTCTGATATTCAAAGAGGCTTGTTTCGGCGAATTCGTCGAAACGCTCTTTCGTCATCATGCTGACGTCATTTTTTTGTCGGCGACCTTTACGCGGGGACGGTGAATCTTCTCCCGCTGACATAAAACCAATATTACCGCCGTCACCCGCCGCCGCAGCTGCTTGCGACGCCGCCATTTTTTCAGCGTGTTTATTACTCTGCGCAATCAGTTTGACGTGATGCTCAATAAGGCGATCGAGCTCTTTATTTTCCTGCTCGGTTTTTTTCTCCCGATGCGTCAGCGTGCGAATACGGCGCTGAATACATTCATCAACGCTTTCCTCGACCAGCAAATCCGTCCAGCCGTATTTCTCCGCCCAGTGATACACAATGCGGGCAGATGTTAATTTGAGTTCGGCGGCAATCTCTTTAGGCGTCCAGCTTTTTAAGTAAAGCGAACGCGCCACCTTTTTAATTGCTTCGGGATATATAGCCATAAAGGGCATTATGCAGGGGAATTAAACACCCGGTGATAATGTATATTCTGTTTAATTCTGATAAGGCTTTATATCCGAAATAAACGGAATCAAACTAATCGCCCCGCTAAAAAATATCCGTAATACTCAATTTCACTTTATTTGAGTGCAGATAATTAACCGGGACAACGCAATGAGTAGCGCAGCATCGCATTTAATGACGGACTGGATTTGCATCGCAACCGAAGGCGAGACGGTCGACGGTCGCGAAATTCCCGCCTCATGGCTCACTGAAATGGCCGAAACCTACGATCCTGCAGGCACCTATACCGCGTTGATCTGGCCTGAGCATGAGCGCGCCTGGGGAAATGCCGGTGAAGTGCTGGCGCTGAAGACTGAAAAGAATGATGAAGGGTTAACTAAACTCTATGCCCGCCTGTCCCCAGCCCTGAGCCTGATTTATTCCAATCGTAATAATCAGTTGTTGTTCGCTTCTATTGAACCGGACGACGAAGTCCTGAAGTCCGGAAAAATGTATTTAAAAGGTCTGGGTGTGACAAACACCCCGGCCAGCACTGGCACCGACCGTATGCGTTTTAGTGCCGGTCAGAAAAATACTATCTACGGTGCTCCGGTGCCGTTTGTCATCGATATGGTCACAGAACGGCCGGGAGATAAAAAGATGTCTGATGAAAAGAAACCTTTATGGATGAGTTTGTTTAATGTGAAACCGCAGGAGGCTGAAAAGCCAGTGGTGCCGTCACAGGAAAATAAAGGTGAAGAAAGCAAGGAATTTAACGAGGCATTGCAGGGGATGGCGCAATCGCTTTCTGATTTGCAACAGAAATATGACTCGTTAAGTAAAACACTGGAAAAATATTCCAGTCTGGAACAAACAGTCGGCGAACTGAAAAAACAGTTTGGCGAAATTAGCCAGGAGCTTGGCAGCGAAACAACGAAGGAGCTGTTTAAAGCCCTGCCTGATTTAATGCCGAAATTTAAAAAGCTGGATCAGGCGTTCACCCAGTTGCCGGATAAGAATCCAGGCGAAAAAGAAAAAGCCACCGCCCCGACGATTTGTTAAGCGCGCTTTACCTCAACTAATAAAGCTGCCAATGGCGGCGGGAAAAAGGAAAAAACCATGTCAAATGAATTTACTGTGTTGAGTGAAAGCGCCCGCGCGGCGATGAACACTTATTACAGCACGCTGTTTAAAAACCTCGGCCAGCCTGAAAATGCTGACCGCAGTTTGTATTACGCAGTGACGCCGCCAATGGAAACCGCCATCCGCAAAGCGTTACTGGAATCGCTGGATTTCATGCAGTTTATCACCATGAAAGACGTCGATCAGATGCAGGGCCAGGTCGTGGACGTGGGCGCGTCGCGTCTGCATACCGGGCGCGCGGCCGGCGGACGATTCCATCGCAATATCGGCGTGAGCGGCAACACCTATGCGCTGGCGAAAACGGACTCGGCTGTCGATCTGGACTGGGAAACCCTGTCGAACTGGGCGAACAGCGGCGACGTGAACGAATTCATGCAACTGGTGAATGCCTTCACCATGCAGACGTTTGCTCTCGATATCCTGCGCGTCGGTTTTAACGGCACCAGTGTCGCGGCGACAACTAACCCGGAAACTAACCCGCTGGGGCAGGACGTTAACAAAGGCTGGCACCAGATCGCCAAAGAGTTTAACGGCGGTTCGCAGATCATCACTGACCCGGTAAAAATCGGGCCGGGTGGAGATTATAAATCGCTGGATGCGGCGGCGGCCGACATCATCAACACCAAAATCCCGCAGGAGTTCCGCAACGACCCACGCCTCACCATCATGGTAGGTGCGGATCTGGTGGCGGCTGAACAGTTCCGACTGTATGGCAAAGCCGACAAACCAACGGAGAAAATCGCCGCGCAGCTGCTGGCCGACTCTGTCGCCGGTCGCCGCGCTTCCATCCCGCCATTTATGCCGGGTAAACGTCTGGCCGTCACCATCCCGGCGAACCTGCAGGTGCTGACCCAGCGCAACACCCGCCAGCGCAAAGTCGAGTTTGTCGAAGACCGCGCCCAGTACGAAAACAAATACCTGCGCAATGAAGGCTATGCACTCGGCTACCGCGAACTGTACGGCGCGATCGATGAATCTGCCGTCACTATCGTGGACGAAGAAGCCGCCGCAGGCGCAGGGGCGTAACCATGAGCCTGTCGCCCGGTCTGCGCCATAACGCCAGGATTGCCGCACAAAAGACGCTAAATCAGGGGCAGGCGTTAAGCGCAAACCCTGACAGCCTTCACATCCAGCTGCGTGAGTTGCAGCAGGACGTTGAACGGTTGCGCCAGCTGCCGACAATCCGCGACCGGGTGGACATGAAGCGCCGCAAGCTGCTGCCAAAGTGGGCGCCCACGGTTGAGCGCTATCTGAGCAGCGGCGAGCACTACACCAACATGGTGTTTTCTTACTGCGTGATCTGGTTGTTCGATACCGGCGAGTTTGATCAGGCGCTTGACTGGGCCGACATCGCCATCGAGCAGCACCAGCCCACGCCGGATAACGTTAAGCGCAGCTTTTCGGCGTTCGTTGCCGACACGGTGCTGGCCTGGGCGGAGGGGGAAGCCGAAGCCGGGCACAGCGTAGAGCCGTATTTCTCACGCACATTCGCGAACGTGCGCGAGAAATGGCGGCTACATGAAGAAATTAATGCGAAGTGGTTCAAGTTTGCCGCGTTGCTGTTGCTTCGCGACAGGAACGGCAGGCCGATGCCGTCAGCCGTTGAGGACGCCAGCGTCCTGCAGGCTGCCGAAAAACTACTGGCGCAGGCGCACGCCTTCCATCCGCCTGTCGGGGTGAAGACGTTGCGGGAAAAAATCGAGATGCGCTTACGGGCGCTAAACAAACGGCTGCCGCACGGCGGAGCGGACGCAGCGGAGGGTGACACCAGTCTGGTGAATCACGCCGTGGATGCTGGTCAGTCCGCTTCTTTAACAGGGGGTGATCGATGAGTTCGCTGGGATTCAGTGGCAAGAGTCTGGATTACCAGGACGAGGCCATCATCCAGGACGAGGGCAGTTTCTGGCCCGACCTGAATCTGGGGGAATTTCAGTTGCAGCGGAAAGTCCCGCCGCAGCTGCAGGGCGACACGGCGATCCAGGCGTTGCTAACGGCGGCCGCGGATATCAATCGTCGCCTTGCCGGGTTCGAAGCGGCCAAAAGGGCCGAGGGATTTACCTCGGCCATTGGGTTGCCAGGTGCGAAAGCCGGCAATGAGAACCAGACGACCGCGCAGTATAAAAAAGCGGTGTACGCGCTGGCAAAAGCTGACTTGATCAGCGAAGTGACCAGCGTCAGCCGGACGGGAAAGGCGACCGCGCCGGAGGGTACCAGTAGCGACGTTGCCGAGTCATTTACCCGCAGCGGATTGCTGACGGAGGCCAGCCAGGCAGTACGCGCCATTTTGGGCCTGAGTCGTGCCACGGTGTCCCTGTCATGAGTCAGTTAACGGAGTTAACCGCATTCCTTGACAGCTGTCTGCCTGCAAGGGTGAAGGTGACCGAAAGCTGGATGGATAACCAGAAACTTACGCCCGCGCTGAAGAACATCGGCAAAGGGCAGCGGCGAATCGGGATCACGACATATGACGGCGTGCTGCAGTGGGACAAGTTGCCGTATCGGGAGTTTGATCCGGCGGTGCTTTATGCGCTGGTTCTCTCCTGGTTGATGGAAGAGGCAAACGAGGCCCGCAGCGACCTGAATCTGGATGACCCGGACGTCGAGGTCGAACTGTACGACGAAGAGTCGGCACTGGTGACCATTACTGTGCCTCTTGTCGACGAGATCATCCTGCTACCGGATAGCAGCGGGGGCATTCCGATGGATGGTCAGGCGTGGAAAGTGGTTGATGCCGTCTATGACTATGCCGAAATGGCGGACATTTTCGGAGCGGACGCTACGGGCGCGCCGGTGAAAGATGGCGACGATCGTTAACGGCGAACTGAACAAAAGCCAGTTACGGGCGTTAAAGCAGGCGCTGAAAGACAACGAGATGCCCAGGGCAAAGCGTCAGCGTCTGCTGTGGCGCATTGCGAAGCGCGGGATCATCCCGGCCTCAAAGCGCAACGCCCGCAACCAGGTGGCACCGGAAGGCAGTGCCTGGGCACCCCGCAAGCGCGGCCGGCGCAAAATGCTGCGCCAGCTGCCCAAATTGCTGAAGGTGCGGGAAATGCCGGAGATAGAAGCGGTTCGCATCTATCTATACGGCGGCAATTACCGCAACGGTACCAGGCGAATGCCAGCGGGCACGATCGGCGCCATTCACCAGGACGGGGCAACGATTACGGCGAGGGCGGCCAGTTACAAGGGCCAGCCGAGCCAGGAAGGAAAGCCGGCCACACGGCGACAGGCTAAACGCCTGCGCGATCTGGGCTACCGGGTGTGGTGGAACGGGAAATATGTCAAACCGGCAGTGAGTTACATCACCGCTGAACTGTCGATGAAAAAGGCTGGCTTTCTGATTAAGAAGCTGTCCCGCAAAGAAAGTAAACAGACGTGGTCGATTGACCTGCCGTCACGTGCCTTTCTTGGCGTCAGCGATGAGGAATTTAACAATATCCTGGCCCGCCAGCTGCAAGGCATCGGGTTTGGCTGGGATGTCAAAGCACAGGATATCAAGGGGAAACTATGACCTGGCCGAGTGTAAACATTGATCAGCTGAACCAGTACCAGGGGACGACGACGGAGATCGAGCGGGTTGTCCTGTTCGTCGGCATCGGGGCGACCAATACCGGCACCCTGCAGCCGCTGAACAGCAATACCGACCTTGACGCCGTACTGGGCGCGGGTGACAGCGTGCTGAAAAGCAACATCACCGCCGCCCGACGCAATGCCGGCAATAACTGGTTTGCGTATGTGGCAATTCTGGCGGAAGACGCTGTGACCGCTGACTGGGTGGCGGCGGTGAAAAATGCCCAGAAAACGGCATCGGTCGAGGGGTTCGCGCTGTGTTGGGATATCAGCGAGAAAGCCGACATTACCGCCGCGATTAACCTGCGCGCTGACCTTATCGCGCAAAACAGCCGCTGGGTGTGGGCGATCCTGTCTGTCGGTGGCCCAAAAGACGCGGAAACCTGGGCACAGTACCGCGAGCGCCTCGCCACCCTGCAAAAAGATATCGTAGGGCCGAGCGTGCAGCTGGTTCCCCGACTCTGGGGGAATGAGCCGGGCGTCCTTGCGGGCCGGTTGTGTAATCGCTCGGTGACTATCGCCGACAGCCCGGCGCGCGTGAAAACCGGGGCATTGATTGATCTGGGTAGTGACGAGCTGCCGGTCGACGGTACCGGCGAAGCGCTGGATCTGGCGGTGCTGCAGTCGCTGAACAGCAACCGCTACAGCGTGCCGATGTGGTATGCCGATTATGAAGGCATGTACTGGTCTGACGGTTGCACGCTCGAAGTGAAAGGCGGGGATTACTCGGTCATTGAATACCTGCGCACCGTGGATAAGGCCGCGCGCCGGGTTCGCCTGCTGGCTATCCCCAAAATTGCCGATCGTGCCCTGAATTCGTCCGACAGCAGCATCGCCGCGCATGAAACCTATTTCAGCAAGCCGATGCGTGAAATGGCGATTTCATCCCAGATCAACGGGGTGACGTTCCCCGGCGAAGTGAAACCGCCGAAAGATGGCGATGTGGTGATCACCTGGCTGAACAGCGTCAAGGTGCAAATTTATATGACTGTCCGGCCGTATGCCTGCCCGAAAGAGATTTCGATCGGCATCCTGCTGGATACCAGCCTGACGGAGTAACGGCCCATGAGTAAACGTATTTCAGGCATGAGCTTTGATTTCAACATGGACGGTACCGCCGTTCATGCTGAGAGCATCTCATTGAACATCACCGACAACACGGCGGTTGCTAAAACGCGCGGTGTTCCCGATGGCTACACCGACGGCGACGTCGAGGCAGACGGTGAAATTGAGCTGGACAGTAAAAACCTGATCGCCGCACAGGATGCCGCCCGTAGCGCGGGCAGCTGGCGCGGTATCGCGCTGCAGGATTTCCTCTTCTACGCCAAAGCGGGCGACGAGGAAATGAAGGTCGAGGCGTTCGGTTGCAAGATCATGATTTCCGATCTGCTGAACATCGACCCGACCAGCGCAGACAAGGCGAAACACAAAATCAAGTACATCGTGACCTCGCCCAACTTTGTGCACATTAACGGTATCCCGTATCTGTCCGCGGACGATACGCGCGATCTGTTGGGGTAATGCGATGCAAGACCATGAAAAGAAAATTATTACCCTTGCCCTGATCGGTGCGGCTATTGCCATCGGTAAGGTATTGAGCAGTAGCGAACCGCTGACCCTGCGGCTGTTTATCGGTCGCATCATTCTGGGCGCCGGCGTGTCGATGATTGCCGGTGCCGCTCTGGTGCAATTTCCGGATCTGTCGCCAGTGGCGATCAACGGTATCGGTGCGGCGTTGGGTATTGCTGGCTACCAGGGCGTCGAGCGCTGGCTGCGTCAGCGTGGAAATAAGTTTGTCCAGGGGGATAGCAGCAATGACGTTAAGTGAAAAACAACAGCTTTTTACCCGACTGATTGCCCAGCTAATTTTGTGGGCGGATGAGAAGGGGTACCGGCTGACGTTTGGCGAGGCGTACCGCACGCCGGAACAGGCCGCGCTCAATGCCAGAAAGGGCAGCGGGATCAGCAACAGCCTGCACACCAAACGTCTGGCGGTTGACCTGAATCTGTTCATTAACGGCCAGTACCAGACCGACAGCGCGGCGTATCTGCCGCTCGGCGAATACTGGGAAAGCCTTGGCGGCAGCTGGGGCGGGCGCTTTAAGTCCCGCCCGGATGGTAACCACTTCAGCCTTGAGCATGAAGGGGTTCGCTGATGTCGCGCGCGGATCTGTTTATTGCGCTGGCTCTGTTAGTCGTGACGTTTGGCGCGGGCTGGTATGCCTGCGGACTGTACGCCGACAGCCAGCAGCTGGTTATTGAACGGGCCGCGAATGCTGGCGCAGAACAATCGCGCAAGTACACCGAAAAGATGGCGGGTGAATCGGCCCGCCTGCTGGAAAGCAAACTCGCGGAGCTGACCGCCAATGAAACGCACACCGAAAGGGTTATTCGCACCGAAGTGGTTAAGCCGGTTTTTCATAATGTGTGCGCTACTGATGAATATGTCCGGCTGTTCAACGCCGCCACCGACAGCGCCGAACGTACCCTATCAGGCCAATTTACTGGCCCGGTGCCCGGAAAAACTGCCGAGACTGGCCGATAAGACCGGCGAAGCGCTGACGGCAGCGCTCGAAGAGTATCGCAAAATTTATCCCCCGTGCGCGGCCAGGCATAACCAGCTTGCCGCAGAAATAGAGCAGAGAGAAAAAGGATTAACACCATGAGCGACAAAGTAAAAATTGAATTGAAGGTTAACGGTCTGGATCTGGTCTTCGAGCCGAACATCACCGCGTATAACAAATTTATTAATGAGATGTCGACCGATAACAAAGTCGCGCCAGCAACCAATTTCCTGCGCCGTATTGTTCATCCTGACAGCAAAGAGGCGCTCGACAAGATTCTCGCGTTGCCGGGCGGCGCGGTGAAACTGGTTGGCAAGGTGAACGAGATTTACTCGCCTGAGCTGGAATTCGAAGTAAAAAACTAGAACGCCGGGCGCGGGCCATCGAAGACAACCAGCTGGAACAGTTTTTGACCCTGCGCAGGCGATATCTACCGGGCGAACCTGACGACGAAGAGTCACTCGCCCGCGCAATATGGCTCGACAATCAGCACTGGAAGAACATGTCGATCGCCGTGAATAACGGAATAGTTAAAGCGTTAAAGGGTGCGTGATGAAACAGCTGGAAGTGATGTTATCGCTGGTCGACAAGTTTTCGCGCCCTCTCAAAATGGCCGGCGGAGAGCTGAACAACTTCGCCGGTAAATCCCGCGCCGCCTTCGGCCAGATGGTGGCAGGTGGTGCGACACTCTGGGGAGTCGCCCAGTCAATTATGGGCATCCTCGGCCCGGCCGACGAGATGCAGCGCGCCCTCGCGGAAGTGAAGTCTATCGGCGTGGCCGATACCGCCCTGAAAAATCTCAGCAAGACCGCGATCATGTTCAGCATGCAATACGGTGAATCCGCCGCCGGGTTCGTCGCGTCTGCGGCGTCCATTGCCGGCGCGATCGACGGCCTGTCCGATAAAGAGCTGCGCACCTTCACCACGGCGGGCTCGGTGCTGGCAAAAGGTACCCGTGCGGACGCTGACACCATCACCAACTACATCGGCACCATGTACGGCGTATTTCAGAAAACCGCCGATGCGATGGGCCGTTCGTCATGGGTGGAGGTCATGACCGGCCAGACGGCGGAAGCGGTAAAAATCTTTAAATCTGACGGTAAACAGATGTCCGATGCCTTTACCTCAATTGGCGCTAACGCCACTGCCGCCGGGATCGGGATGGCGGAACAGTTCGCCGTGCTCGGCCAGCTGCAGGCCACCATGAGCGGCAGTGAGGCAGGGACAAAATATAAAGCCTTCCTGCAGGGCGTCGGGAATGCCCAGAAGGTGCTCGGCCTGAACTTTGTTAAACAGGACGGCTCAATGAAGGGCATCGCCGACATCATGGGGCTTATCCAGAAGAAATACGGCGACATCAAAAAAGTGGCCGATTCTGACCTGATTAAAAAAGCCTTTGGCTCTGATGAAGCCGTTTCGCTTATCAAATTACTGGCGCAGAACGTCGACGGCCTGCGCAGCAATATCGACCAAATCGGCAAAATCAAAGGGATGGATAACGCCCGCAAAATGGCGGCGGATATGACTAACCAGTTTGATCGGTTGCTGCAGGTGTGGAATGGCATGCGCATTGCTGTGGGTGGCGCATTGCTGCCGGTTATCAACCCGCTGATCGACGCGCTGGCGGGCGTGGGCACGCAGCTGACTGAATGGCTGATGCGATTCCAGAACATTGCCCGGTGGATTGGCTATGTTGCCATCGCGATCACTTCGTTCGTGGCGGTGTGCGCGCTGGCGAATATTGTCGTGGGGGTTAGCAAGTTTCTTTACATGGGATTCATCATTGTGCTGAAGACGCTGCGCATTGTCATGATCGCGGTGCGCGCGGTGATGATTGTCACGGCGATGGCTACCTGGCTACTGACTTCCCCGATTGCGTTGATCATCGCACTGGTTGCCGGGCTGGCATACGGCGTTTACTGGTTAATTGCGAACTGGAGAACGTGGACGGCGGCGATTGCCAATACGTCGGCCTTTCAGTGGCTGATGGGTACCATCCAGCAGGTCGGGGCGTTTTTTGCTGACACCTGGTCGGCGATTGCGACGGGCTGGCAGAACGTCGTCAATTTCTTTATGGGCCTCTCACCGGTTCAGGCGTTTGTCGATTTTAAAAACACCATTACCAACGTGTTTAAAGGGCTGTGGGATTACCTCAAAAACAGCTTTGCGTCGACGTACAACTGGATTGTTGAAAAGCTGAATATGATCCCCGGCGTGGATATCGAAATGAAAAGCGTCATGCCAGACGTCACCCCGCCAGGCAATAAAACCGGCGGCGTGCCGTTGCTGACCGGTGGCAATGCCCTGCCGGCAGGTAAAAACGGGATCATCGGGCAGGTCAGCCAGTCGAGCAGCAGAACCGACAGCAAATCAATGACTATCGGCAGCGTGCAGTACAACGTCATGCAGCCGCTGACGCCGCAACAACTTCAGGAAAACATGGAGCTGTACGGGCATGGCTGATGAAAAATTGTATATCGACCTTCTGATCACTGACCGCGACTTCACGCTGAACTCCGGCAACGAGCCGGTGCTGTGTGACAACCGTGTCAGCATCGGGCAGGACATTAAACATTCCATTATGGAAAGCGGCCTCGCCACGCAGCTGATTGCCGAGCGCAGCCCGACACTGCGCGCCGATATCCTTCTGCAGATCACCATGCTGGTTGAGGACGACGAGCGACTTATCCCCAGCACGGTTTACGTCACTGAAGAAAGCGACACGCGTCTGCTGATAACGGCGGATACCTACGACTTTGGCCCGATTAACTCACAGGTGAATTATGTCCAGCAAACTAACAGTTGATTTTGAGGCTGCGCTGCGTGCCGGCGGCATGCCGACGACAGAGGCCGAAATAAACGCCGAATTCCAGAAAGTAGTCGACGAGCAGGGGATGATCACCAACACCTCTAAAATGTCGCCTTTCTGGCGCCTTATCACGGCTATTGTGACAAAACCCGTCATGTGGCTGAAAGACATCCTCGTTAGTGTCGTGATGGCGAATATGTACCTTGCCACCGCATCCGGCACGTATCTGGATCTCTTTTCCTGGGCGGTGAATTTGTCCCGCAAAGATGCCACGTTTGCACAGGGTGCCATAACCTTCTTTAAAGGGGATGCCACGTTGCTGATCACCATTCCCGCCGGGACGGTCATTCAGACCGAACGCATCAACGATAAGGTCTACCGGGTGAAAACGCTGGTTGAAGTGGTGATCCCTGCCGGAACGGCCAGCCAGGCCATTGACGTGATCGCCGAAGAAAGCGGCGCGGCCTATAACCTGGCGCCGGGTTATTTCCGCATTCTGCCGACTGACATTCCGGGGATTACGCGTGTTGAAAATCTGGAAAACTGGCTGACGCAGCCGGGTGCGGATACGGAATCCGACGACGAGCTGCGCGACCGCGCGCGCAACCAGTACAACCTCGTCGGCTCTTATCACATTGACGCGGTATACCGCAGCATGATCGCCAGCGTGGCGGGGTTAAGCACTGACCGCATCTATTTCGAGCATGACGCGCCGCGCGGGCCGGGCACCGCAAATGCTTATTTGTTGCTCGACACTGGCGTCCCGGCGGATTCCTTTATTGCCGCTGTTAACGATCACATCATGGTACAGGGTTATCACGGCCACGGTGACGATATGCGTTGCTTTACGATGCCGGAAACGCATCACGATTTAACCGTGACGCTCTGGATTTTTGCCACGCTCAACCTGGACGACGCCGAGATCGCCGACCTTCTTCAGGATATCGAGAACTTTGTCCGTTGCGCATTCCGTGAGAACGCCACGTATGAGGTAACAAAAACATGGCCGCACAGCCGGTTTAGTTTCTCGCGCCTGGGAGAAGAACTTCACGAACAGTTCCCCGCGCTGGAGTCGATTACCTTTTCACTGGACGACATTATCAGCGGGTTGTCGGTTCCCCGTCTGGCGTCCCTGAAGGTGGTGCAGGGTAATGGCTAAACCTCCGATCACACTGCCCAGTTGGATGAATAAAGGCGAGCCCAAAAAACTGGCCGCCGCCTGCGCGAACTTCTGGGAAGAGGTAAAAGGGTGGATTTCCTTTCCCCTTAACCAGACCGACCCGGAAACCTGCACTATCCAGATCCTCAATCTGCTGGCTTATCAGCGTGATATTGAGCGGTTCGAAAACGAGCCGCTCTGGTTGTACCGGTTACGGGTTAAGCATGCGTTTGCCAACGCCCAGGACAGCGGAAGCTATATCGGATTCAGCCGGATTTTCGAGCGTCTGAAAATTGGCGAGATGCAACAGCTGGAGCGCCAGCCGGGCATTGACTGGGACGTCATTATTATTCGCGTCAACGACACCCAGCTGGCCGCGAATGCCACGCTGATGAATGAAATTATCAGGAAATACGGGCGCACCTGCCGGCGGTACCGGTTCGAGGTGCTGAACGTCGCCCAGTTTGGCGCAAGGGCGGGGTGGTTTGACAACGATCACCAGCTGTTTGTCGGCAGGCCGGGCACAGATGCCGCCATTCTGACCGAAAGCCGTCAGTACATCATGACTGAAGACGGCGAGATTTTGACAGTTTAACCATAAGAAAGAGGCCGCTATGTCAGCCATTATCACCAGAAAATACGAGCAGTGGGCGGCAAGCCGTACAGCGCAGAATTTACCCGCGCGCCCGGATACCTTTGTTTTTGCCTACATTCCAGGGCAAGACCCGAACGCTGAGATCAGCCGCGATGAACCTTTACCGCCGCAGGCGGATATCGTGCATACCGCCCCGGTGATGCAGTACGGCATGCTTAACAGCGATGCCGTTGTCTTCTCTGTAGTGATGGACACGACTGTCGGTGACTTCGATTACAACTGGATTGGTCTTGTTGATCAGGCGAGTAACACCCTGTGTATGATTGTTCATACCCGCACGCAGCGAAAAATTGCGACCAGCGGGCAGGCGCAGGGCAACACCCTGACGCGTACGCTGGCGATGGAATTCAACGGCGCAGCGGGTACCACACAGATCAATGTCACCCCGCAGACGTGGCAGATTGATTTCTCCGCGCGACTGTACGGCGTGGACGAACGCCAGCGCCTGGCCGGACTGGATATTTACGGCGCCGGCGCATTCTTTGGCGATGGTTTCCTGATCACCCGCAACGGCGAAACATACCAGGCTACGGCCGGGATCGGTTATGTCGGGGGATTGCGTGCTTTACTTCCCGACGACACGCCGGTCGACGTCGCCAGCCATTCGACCATTATCTGGGCTGACGCTAGTTTTCAGGGGCAAGTGACCAGCCGCTGGGAAACCAAAACCCGGATCACTGCCGCCGATGTGCTGCAGGACTACATCGACCCGCAGGGATTTCCGCATTACGTCACGCAGCTGGCCCGCATTAACGAAGACGGCACCGTCACCGATCTGCGTCCGAAAGGTTCATCGGGAGAGCAGGAAGCAAATCGCCTGTTTCTGCGTAAAGACCAGAATCTAGGAGACGTCAGCGATAAGGCCAAAGCGCGCCAGAATATCGATGTTTTCAGCAAGTCAGAAAGTGACGAGCGCTATGTTAATCAGGCAGGCGACAGCATCGAATCACTGACGGTCAATGACAGCCTGTCCGTTGATGGGCAAGGTTTCATTATCAAAAATGGTCTGGGTGATATCGTGGACAACGAGCGCCAGACCAACGGGATGCGTATTGCGGGTGCCGGGGATCTGTTTGTTGATATCTACCAGCGTGAGCGTATCAATCAGCATCATTTTTTCGGTGTGCATGTTGCTCGCGGAGGCGCTGAAGGGTGGTTCGAGTTCCGTAACGATGGGCATCTTGTGGCTAATGGGATCATTACTGCAGGAGGCGGGAACGGCGGGACGCTTCACGCCGATGGCAACATTCAGGGCTCAATTTGGGGTGGTTACCTTGCCACCTGGTTAAATAACGAATTCAACAACACCAAAACCTTTGTTTACCAGAACTATCTGGCCGGCGCACAACTGGGCGCCAGGCAGACGCGGGAGCATATCAGCGATCTGTGGGCTACCCCGGCGGGTTGCATCATTACGGGCGTATCCGGCGATAGTGATAATGACGCGGCAGCGCAATATGCACCGCTTCAGGTGCGGCGTAATGGCGTATGGGCAACGATTGAGGGATAAATATATGAAACTAATTAACCTGAAACGCTACACCCCGGACGAATTCACCCACGGCGACGACGTGCAGTATTTTATTGATGAGACGGGGAAAGACTGGTTTCAGTCATTGCCGGAATTTAAAAAGAAATATGCCCTGCTGATCGACAATGAAACCGGTGTTATCCGGGGGATTGATGTCGATGCATCGCGGTTTTATCCGGTCGGGTACTCTGTCGTGGATATCGACAGTCTGCCGGAGAACTGCGACACCGCCGGGGGCTGGACGTACTCAAAAGGTAAAGTCGTGGTCTATGCCGCAAAAGCACAGGAAGACGCCGCCAGAACCAAAAAACGGTTAATGCAGGCAGCCGACGCGCGCATCGCTGTGCTGTCCGATGCGCAACTGCTCGGTATGGAAACAGACGAAGAGGCGCAGGAGCTGGAAGCGTGGCGAAAATACCGCGTCCTGTTATCGAGGGTGGATACTTCCGCAGATGACATCACCTGGCCGGAGGTGCCTTAATGTGGCAGCGCGTAACCCTCGGCTTTCCTGATGATCTTGCGGCAGTCAGCTGTTCACTGCTGACCGTTAATCCCTGGACATATTGCGCCGGGCAGGTCACACCATCGGGTAATTACCTTAGCCCGGAGAACGCCGTTAAATTTCTGGCCGGAAAGCTGAAGAATGCCGGCGGTACGCCAGGCGCGGTCGCTTTCCTTGTCACAGCGACCCAAAGCGACCGATTTCTGGATGATTTAGGCAGTTTTGCGAACCTGCTACCCCTGCCCGATTTACAGAAAACCGCCCGTAAGGCCGTGGCGCAGGCAGAACTCGCCGCCACAAAAATGCAGCTGCCGGGCCTGCAGGGGATCGGGTTGCCGGATGCGGCCCCGTTATCGCTGAATACCATGCGTGCGGCGCAGAATGCGCAGCGCATCCAGGCCGCCACCCGGTCAGCGGCCGGGGGAATGTCATTTGATGATATCGCCAGCGCGTTGCAGGGGCTGGAACAGGTGGCGAGTGAGGCGCAGCAGGCGGCGGAACAGGCATTATCTGATCTGAAAGGCCGCCGCGTTGACGCCTGGATGTTCAGCGACGAAGGCCACCCGGCCAATCTGGCTAATAACCTGATGAATGGTGTTCCTGATCCTGATGCCATTTTTACCTTCGGCGCGCTGTTTGTGGGAGACGTCAGCGAACTGTTAAGGATGGTACAACCATGACGATCATACTTCTGGCACTGGACGGCGAAGCCATCCCGTTAAAGGCCATCAAGGTTTCGCCAAAAATGACGATCGAGACCAAGGACAAATCGGGCCAGTCATCCAGTACCACGCAATCCGAAAATGGGGTGAAAGCTAAGGAGCTGAGTGTTTCCGGTCTGGTCGATTTTAAGGATAAAGCGCTGTTGTCGCGTATCTTTGCGCTGGCTGAAGCAAAAGACAGCGGTGGGGCGGGGCGGCGGTACCGTATCGCCAACCCGGTAGCCCAGGCGATCAATATGCGACAGGGTATGTTCACCGGCACTATTGAGGCCACAGAGCAGACTGACAAACTGGCCTGGCAGGTCAGTTTCACTCTGACGGAGCAGATCAGCACTGCCGAGAAGGCAAAAGGGCGAAAAGCCGCCAGCGCACCGGGCGAAACGACCAAAACGCAGAGCGCCAGCGGCACAACCGCAGCGCCTGCAGACGATACCGAAGACCAGGAAAAAGAATTAACCGGTTTTGAGAAAATCCTCAAAAGCGTGGACGACAAACTGGGGGCGCTATGAAACCCATAGTTACGCTGAAGATTGGCGCGCTGGATGCGCCCGTGTCCGCCTATGAGGTGGTCACCGACCTGAACGACACCGGGCGGGGATTCATCACGGCAAAAATTGCCGGAGATACGACCGGCGCGATTGTACGTCTTGATCTGGGGTACAACAGCGCATCGTATCGCTGGTTCACCGGGTATATTGAGCGGGAACAGGAAGCCGATAACGGTTTTCGCCGGTTGTTCGTGCGTGAAATGACGGGAATTTTCGAAAAGCGCTGGCCGCTGTCACTGCAACACCCCACCTTGCGAGATGTTGCCAGCGCGCTGGCCAGCGCCAGCGGGATCAGTTTTATCCTGCCTGATGCGGAGTATGTAGATACGCCAATCCCGCATTTCGTCCATAGCGGTACCGGGTGGCAACTGCTTAACTCGCTGGGGAAAACCTTCAGCATTGCAGATTATATCTGGCAACAGCTGCCGGATGGTTCGGTCTGGCTGGGACGCTGGCAGGATTCACGCTTTGCCGGGCTGCCGGTAGATATCCCGACAGAATACGCATCGAGCACCGGGGCGGGAAACTCTGTTACGCTGCCGCTTATCCCGTCCGTTCGCCCCGGCGTGATGGTTAACGGCCAGCGGATCACGCGTGTCGCCATCAAGGGCGGGGACATGACACTGACATGGACGCCGCTAGATGCCAGCGGCCAGCCAAAAATAAAGCCGGCCTTTCAGCGCCAGTTAGAACAGCTGAACCCGG